CAAATTAGAAGGTATATTACACAGCTAATTAGACTGTTTAGCAACTTCAAATATAAAGACGGGGAAGGAAAAGAAGTAAGAGTCCCAGTGATGTATGGAGATGTTACTAGACAAGTTGCCGCGATAGTGCGAGATAATAGCGAAAATAAAATTCCTTCTGCTCCAAGAATGTCCGTGTATGTTACTGGTTTAGAACAAGACAGACTTAGAACAGCCGATTCTAGTTTCGTTAGCAAAGTACATATAAGGGAAAGAACGTATGATGACACAAACAAAGAATACCTAAACACACAAGGTAAAAATTATACAGTTGAAAGAATTATGCCTTCGCCTTACACACTACAGGTGAATTTAGATATTTGGGCTACTAATACAGATATGAAATTACAAATTATGGAACAACTTTTAATGTTGTTTAATCCTAGCTTAGAAATACAAACAACCGATAACTATGTTGATTGGAGTAGTTTGACAGTTGTTGAACTTACAAGTCTTAATTTCAGTAGTAGAACAATTCCACAAGGAACAGAATCAGAAATTGACATAGCAACAATGGGATTTACAACTCCTATATATATTAACTTACCTGCTAAAGTAAAAAAATTAGGCGTCATTACAAATGTTATAATGAGTATTTTTGACGAATCCAAAGGTACAATAGATTTAGGAGCTTCTATGCCCGAACTACAGGCCTATTCAGATTCAGAAACTAATCAGCCAAAAACTGATTTGAAATCAGGAAGAATTGAAAAAGACGGCATTAACATTCAAGCAGGAAATTATCAAAATTATGATATACTTGTAATGGGCAATACCGCACAAGTTGTAGATAGAGGAAAAGTCGGAACTGTCATGTGGGATAAAGTTATAGATCCACACCCAGGTATATATAGAGCAGGTTTATCGCAAATACAGATAAAAAGAAAATTACTTACTGGTGAATCAGGAAGTATAAGCATTAATGGATCGATTACAATAAATGAGTTAGACAGAACTAAATTACAAATTGTTTGGGACGAAGATACTATTCCAACAAACACTGATTTAACTTCTCCTAGCGGTAGAAATAACACAGGAAGTGTTGATTTTATAATTGATCCGCAAAAGTATAATCCAAATTCTACAACCAAAGTAGCAGGATTAAGATTATTGTTATTAGGAGACATCAATACAAGCAGTAATGTAGGCACAGCAGGCTACGATGGACCTGATGCTTGGAAAAATACTGATAATTCTGATTTTGTTGCTGGACAAAATGACATTGTTGAATGGGATGGAGCATCATGGAGTATAGTGTTTGATGCTAGTGCGGATGACGGCACAACTACAAAATATATAACAAACCTAAATACAGGCGTTCAATATAGATGGTCAGGTACCGAATGGATATTAAGCTGGGAAGGCGAGTATCAAAAGGGTACATGGCGCCTTACTCTCTAAGATAATTATTAGTATGAAAAGTGAAATCACGTGTAGTGGAGCGTTATTCTATGCTTTAGAAACAAAAAGGTTTTTACTGCTTCACAGGACACAAAGTAAACAAAAGAATGTTTGGGGATTAGTAGGAGGCACTAATGGCAAAGACGAATTGCCTTGGCCTGCTTTACAACGAGAAATAAGTGAAGAAATAGGAGATGTTCCGGAAATCATTAAAACTATTCCCTTAGAAACTTTTGTTAGCAGTGATGAAAAGTTTCAATTTCACACTTATCTTGTGGTCGTACATAAAGAATTTATACCAAAACTGAATGAAGAGCATGATGGATATTCTTGGGTAACTTTTGGTAAATGGCCTAAACCTTTACACATGGGTTTAAGAAATACTCTACAAAATAAAACTAATCAAACTAAATTAAAAACTGTTTTTGATCTGATAGGATATTTGGAAAATGAAGAAAATTAAAAGTATTACCATAGTTGGTGGTGGATCAGCGGCATGGTTAGCGGCAACATATATACAAAACAATTTCTGGGATATTCCATTAACTGTAATAGATAAAGAAGTTGGTAATCCTATTGGTGTTGGGGAAGCAACTGTTCTTACTTTTCCTTCATTCTTAAGACAATGTGGAATAAATTTGCCCCAATGGTTTCAAAATGTTGACGGCACCTATAAGGCAGGTATTGATTTTCCGAATTGGGTAGAACCAGGTAGAAAAATTTATCATCCTTTCTTTTTAAATAGATCATATTTTGATCTCAAATGTACACAATATGATATTTGGGCACAAAAGCAAGACTTAGATTTTAGAGAATACAGCGTACCTAGTTATCAAAACACTATGATGAACAAGGTTGATATCTTTAATGCTTTTGAAACTTTAGCATATCATATTGATGCTGGTAAACTAGTGACTGAATTACAAAACGTTTGTGCTAATACAGTTAACATAATCAAAAGTGATGTTGTAAAAGTAAACAAAGACCTAGATGGCTATATAACCAGCCTTGAACTAAAAAATGGTACAATACATCAATCAGACTTTTACCTCGACTGTACGGGCTTCTTATCGCTGTTAAAAGACCAAAAAAAGGTCGAATTACTGGACACTGGTAGACTGTTTACCAATGCCGCAGTAGCAGGTCATGTACCGTATGAAGATATTGACAAAGAGTGTGTACCATACGTAAGTTGTCCTGCTGTAGATCATGGTTGGATATGGAAAATACCAACACAATCACGGATTGGTTCTGGTATGGTATTCAACAGCAATATTACAGATCCTGAAGAGGCTAAGAAATATTTTTGTGAACATTGGAACAACAGAATCAAACCAGAAGATCTCAAATTAATTGATTGGACACCCTACTACAGTGAAAACTTTTGGGAGAAAAATGTTGTGTCAATTGGACTTAGCGGTGGATTTATTGAACCTTTAGAGTCAACAGGACTAGCAAGTATGACTTATGGTGTACAAGAACTTGCTTTACACATACCTCAGTATGCTTATACACAGAATGATATCGACACATATAACAGAACTATGATGGCATGGTACTCAGATGCTGTAGATTTTGTAGGCAGTCATTATGCTGACAGTAAATGGGACACAAAATTTTGGAATTATGTTAAAGAAAAACATGTTAAATCAGACAGGCATCTGTTTTACGAAGATTGGTTAAAAGATCCAAAACGTACTTTTTATTCAGATGTATCTAGCAAAACACTTTTCCATCCACAGAATTGGCAACTATGGTTAATACAAATGGGATATCCTACTAATGTTGATCTAAATAGATTAAGTCCAATACAGATAGATTTTACTATGCAGGAATTTATGAGGTCAGAAGCAATTAGGAATAGGTTAAGCATATCACATAAAGATGCTATTGAAACTACCAACATGGGATATGATTGGTATGAAAGATGTCATAGCACAGGAGACTTTTAATGAAGATAGTTATTGTAGGAGGCGGAACTGCCGGATGGTTGGCCGCATTAATGATATCTAAAATTCGTAAAGAACATACAGTCACAGTAATTGAAAGTTCCAAGATTGGTATTATCGGTGCTGGTGAAGGAAGCACAGGCACACTTACAAACATTGTACAAAATGAGATGCATGATCTTGGTTGTAATGAACAAGATTTTATTAAGGAATGTGATGCTACAATTAAATTAGGTATCAAACACATTGGTTGGAATGAGGATCCTACTAAGTTTTACTATGGGCCAATTGATGGATCTCCCACAAGTTATGATTCATCAGACATTGCTTTTTTACATGCTTTAGGTTACAGAGATGAAAATTTATTACATATTGCTACTGAACTAGGCTACAAAATACATCATAATAAAAATAGTTTTGTAGAAGAAAGAGGTGATCACGCTTATCATTTTGATGCTCACAAAGTAGGACAGTATTTTAAAAAGATATGCGATACAGTAACACATATTGATTCAGAGGTAGACGAAGTCATGTTAGATAGCATGACAGGATTTATCAAAGGCTTAAGACTTAGTAATGGCACTATCGAAACAGGAGATATGTTTATAGATGCTAGTGGATTTAA